GGGCCTAGCACGGCCCAAGCCATGCAGTTGGATATTGGCATACTAGGCACAAACGTATTGGCCGATGCTGTAGCTGTAATTGTTGATGTATCTGATCGAGTTAATTACGTGCAAACCAGTACAGGCCGTAATCCATTAACCGATACATTCCAGACTGGCCAACTTACATTACGCATCGTAGATCAGAATGGCGACTTTAACCCTACTAACCCTGCAGGGCCTTATTACGGCCTACTAACACCTATGAAGAAGGTGCAAATAACTGCTAATTACAATAGCGTTACTTATCCAATCTTCTCAGGCTTTATTACATCCTATGTAAACACTCAACCTAAAGATGCAACAGAAGTTGCTTATACAACCATACAAGCTGTAGATGCGATGAGGCTCGCCCAAAATGCACAAATATCTACAGTAACGGGTGCTAGTGCTGGTGACTTATCAGGCACACGTATCAACGAGATATTAGATCAAATTGCCTGGCCAGCCACAATGCGTCAAATAGATCCAGGTCAAACTACACTACAGGCAGATCCAGGCACACCACGTACTTCTCTAGGTGCTATGCAGACTGTAGCCGATTCAGAGTATGGCGCTATTTATGTAGATTTCGATGGATCATTTGTATTTAAAGATAGATTGACTGCTACTGCATCAATAGGTGGCACACCCACACTCTTTGCCGATGATGGCACAGGTATTTCTTATGCCAATGCTGTGTGGAAATTAGATGATTCTTTAATCTTTAATTCCGCCCAGATCAGCCGTGCAGGTGGCTCACCACAGACAGCGATCAATCAGCCATCTATTGACAAATACTTTATACATTCATATAACCTGCAGGATCTACTAATGCAGACCGATGCAGTAGCCCTAGATTATGCCCGTGCTTATGTGGCATCTAGAGCTGAGACCACTATCCGATGCGATGCTGTTGAGCTTGATCTATACACCGCTAATTACAACGCAGGTATTATCGCTGCTCTAGACCTAGATTTCTTTGACCCAATCACAGTTATTACAACCCAGCCAGGGGGATCTCAGCTAGAGAAAACCTTGCAGATATTTGGCGTAGCAAACACCATTACACCTAATTCGTTTAGGACAGTGTTTACAACGTTAGAACCTGTCATAGATGGGTTTATACTAGGCAACGTAGATTACGGTGTCTTAGATCAAAACGTACTTTCATACTAAGGAGATAAAATGGCAACTTGGCCAGGCACGACTGGTGATGTAGTAACTTCCGCTATGTGGAATGGGCTACCAGCCTTTACAGTACAAACTGCTAAGACAGCTGATTACACAGCCGCTAGTGGTGATGAATACCAACAATTAGTACAAATGAATAAAGCAACTGCTATTGCATTTAAGTTGCCTACCGATGCAACATATAACTTTGCAGTAGGTACAGTTATTACAGTATTAAACATAGGTGCGGGTACTTGCACAATTAGTGCAGTTACGCCTGGCACCACTACAGTATTAAGTGCTGGATCTGTAGCCGCATCACCTACTGTTACTCAATATAAATCTGCAGCTTGCATTAAAACTGCTGCTAATACTTGGTACGTAGTTGGAGCAATCGCTTAACATGTTAAATATAATTGCTGGCCAATTAGGAGATAAACCACCTTTACCAAGTGGTGGTAATGAAGTTAAAACTGTTGGCTCATATCGCTACCATTTTTTTACTTCTAACGGCTCCCTTGTAGTACCATCTAGCACAAATTTAGAAATTATTTCTTGTGGTGGCGGTGGTGGTGGCGGTCAGCGTATTGCTGGTGGCGGTGGTGGTGCAGAATTAGATATTTTAACTGCTGTTAATAATGCTACTGGCACATATACAGTCACAGTCGGTAATGCAGGTGCAGGTTCAACATCAGATAGCTCAAGAGGTTCACAAGGTGGTACATCAACATTTGCTTTAGGTGGCACAACCTATGTATCAAGTCTTGGTGGTGGTGGTGGCGGGTCTGGAAGCGGAGAACAAGCAGGTGGCACTGGTGGATCAGGTGGCGGTGGTACATTTTATGGCGGTAATGGCGGCAGTGCATCAGGTTCAAACACAAATGCTGGTGGTAATGGTGTAGCAGATACAGCAGGCGGTGGTGGCGGTGGTGCAACAGCGGCTGGAAATCCTGGTAACACTGTTAATACAAATCCAAGTTCTTGTGGTGGAGAAGGTTACACATTGACTTCAATAGATTCTAATTTAACAGCTGCTAATTTTACTTCATTAACAGGTATGACAGTTATCTGCTCAGGTGGCGGTGGTGCCCGATTTTTTGCTGTTGGTGGAATGAGTGAGCCTGTCGGTGGTACTGGTGGTGGTAGCGGTGGATATGGTGGATCAGGAACACCAGTTCAAGCAACAGCGGGTTTTTCATACGGATCAGGTGGCGGTGCTGGTGCTTGGGAAACTCCAAGACCAGGTGCTAATGGCAAATCAGGCGTTGTTATTGTGAGGTATGCAGTATGAAAAACTTTGCATTATTAGATGAAAACAATAAAGTATTAAATATATCTATTGCCGATAATACTTGGGAACTTGAAGGTTGGGTTGAATATACAAATGAAAACCCTGCACACATTGGTGGTGATTATGTTGATGGTTATTTTTATGCACCACAACCATTCCCATCTTGGACAAGAAACAATGGTCAATGGGTTGCGCCAAGTCCAGCACCAAATAACAGTCCTTATACATACTGGGATGAAAACACATTAAGTTGGATTGAACTTGAAGCCTAAACTATGTGCAGCTGGTGTGCAGTTAAGAGATCAAGTTGATACGTGGTTTCCAGATCGGTGTACTAAAAGTCCAGAAGGATGGTTGGGCGATAGTCGTCACTCCGCCAGAAAATCGGATCATAATCCAGACGAGTTTGGGTGGGTCAGAGGTCTTGATCTTAATGCTCGGTTGGAGTCATCCGACAGCCTCGCACCTTATCTGGCTGACCAGATCAGAAACGCAGCCAAACAAGATCCACGCATATCATACGTCATCTATAACGGGCGAATATGCTCGAAGATATTAAATTGGAAATGGCGAAAATACAAAGGCATAAACCCACACGCAAAACACATACACATAAGTTTTACAAAACTAGGTGATCTCGATGGAAAACCATTCGACATCCCATTACTAGGGGGCAAAATATGAATATGAAAAATCCATACGTACTAACACTAGGCGCATTTTTATCAGCCTGGGCAGCATCCAATTTCGCAGCAGATTATCGCTCTATTCTTTGGGCATTACTAGCTGGTGTCTTTGGGTATGCAACTCCTAAAAAATGACCCTGCAAGACTGGGCATCTGTTTACGCTGGCGGTATCGCCGTGCTATCAGGCGTGCTAATAGGATTACGTTTTCTAGTTAGAGGCTGGCTTAATGAGTTACGCCCTAATGGTGGATCTAGTATGAAGGATCAATTAACACGATTAGAAAAGCGTGTCGATGATCTCTTTATTTTAATTAGTAAGTCATAATTTTAATATGGCTACTAAACGCAAACCTAAAAAGAAGATAGCACGTAGGCGCAGGACTACTAAAGAGCCTGTACTTACAAAGCTAGATTTTTGGGCTATAGCTGCTAATGAGGTTTATATGGCCTGCCGTAAATCTGGAATGGATGAAGGCACAGCTTTAGCGTTTGCGATGGATAGGTCAAGTTATCCAGACTGGATTATAGATAGTAAAGATCCTATTAAGAATCCACTTGACGACTTTGAAGAGGATGAAGATTAAGCCGTCCAGATACCTCGTTATTTCAGATTTGCAGGTGCCTTATCACCATGAAGCAGCTGTAAAGAATGTTATCAAGTTAGCAAGGCGTGAGAAGTTTGATTCAGTATTGGTGGTTGGAGATGAAATTGATTTTCAGAGCATTAGTAAATGGAGTGAGCAGACACCTTTGGCTTACTCAGAAGACTTACATGCAGATCGTGAGCTATGTAAGCAGATTCTGTGGGATCTCGGTGAGTACAGTCCAGAGATGCACATTATCCGTAGTAATCATACTGATCGCCTATACAACACTTTATTAAAAGTACCTGGCTTAATTAACCTACCCGAATTACAATACCCAGCCTTTATGTCATTTGCTGAGATGGGTATGACTTATCATAAGACCGCCTATGAGTTTCACCCAGGATGGATGTTGGCTCATGGCGACGAAGGCAATATGTCACAGCACGCTGGTATCACAGCTCTCAACCTGGCTAAAAAATGGGGTAAATCGGTATTGTGTGGCCACACTCATAGGCTAGGTATGAGTGCCTATGCAGAGGGCGTAGGAAGCCATTACAGGGCCTTATACGGGGTTGAGGTAGGTAATCTTATGGATCGAAAGAAAGCCTCTTATTTACGCTATGGAAGCGCTAATTGGCAGATGGGTATTGCTATACTAGAAACCATAGGCAAGACCTTGACACCAACCCTGGTGCCAATAAACAAGGATGGCTCATTCACAGCATTAGGCAAACACTATGGGGCTTAATACAGAGTACGAAGAGCGCACGATCGATGACCATATCGATGACCTCGAAGATATTAACGTTATCTAATTGTTATAAACAAAACAGCCTAAATCATCCACAAAGTCATACACAGGTGTCACACTATTGCCATGCCACAAAGTATGTGAGCATAGATAGGGCTA